AGTGGCTCTGGCACAGTGTCAAATGTGGATAGACAAGAACTCAATAAGTCTTTAAATATTGGGGAATTAGATATGAATAATCCAGAAGATAGGAAAGCCTATGCTAAATGGAGAAAGCAAAGAGATTCCAAAGCTACTGTGATTAATCTAAATAATAATTGAAGCTATATTTTTTATAAGGAGTAATTATGGCTAACGAAACAACCAGTAGTACCATATCGGAGTTATACACCGAGATAGTACAAGAAGCTTTGTTCGTGGCAAGCGAGCAATCAATTATGAGAAATCTTGTCAGAAACTATACAATCGTGGGTGGTGGAAAGTCAGTTGAAGTTCCTATCTATGCTACAGTTTCAGCGTCAGCAGTAAATGAAGCGACAGACCTCTCAAATACAGCAGTAAATCCATCATCAGTTACTATTACAGCTTCTGAAGTTGGAATTATGACAACACTAACTGATCTAGCAAGAAACTCTGCACCAAGAAATGTTGCAGGTGATATTGGAAGATTATTTGGTGAAGCAATAGCTAGAAAAGTTGACGCTGATTTATCAGCATTATTTACTGGCTTTTCTACAGAAAAAGCAGGTGGAGCAGGTCAAGAGTTAACAGTTCAAGATTTATTTGAAGCGTCAGCAGAGTTAAGAACAAATAACGCTCCTGCACCTTACTATGGTGTATTTCACCCAAAGCAAATATTTAATGTTAAAAAGTCATTAACAAATACATTTGCAGGATTAAATACAGAACTATCAAACGAAGCTATGAGAAGTGGTTTTGTTGGTCAAATCGCAGGAATTGAAATATTTGAATCAAGTAATATTTCTGTAGATGGTTCTGATGATAGTATCGGTGGTGTATTTTCTCAAGATGCACTTGCATTAGCAATGATGCAAGACCTCAAGATTGAATCACAAAGAGATGCTTCATTAAGAGCAGATGAGATAGTTGCTACAGCAGTTTATGGTGTTGGTGAAATCCATGATACATATGGAGTTAAGTTAACAGCAGACTCAGTTGCAAGTTAAAACTTATGGGGTGGGCAACCACCCCTTTTTTAAGGAATTATTATTATGGAAATGGTCAAACTTAAAAAAGACGATAGAGTTATTGAAAGAAATAAAGTCGATTACGAAAACAATAAAGACATCTGGGCTAGACGAGGTTGGTCGTTAGATGATGGCAAATCTGCAAAGCCAGAACCAAAACCAGAACCACCAAAAGATCAAACTATTATTGAAGAAGAACCTAAACCTAAAAAGACAACCAAAAAGGCTGAATAATGTCATCAACAGTATTTAGTGTTCAAAATACACATTTACAAAAGATACAACCAGATATACTAGGTTTTGGCATTACAACTTTTGTAGATCAAATTCAATTCGCTGAAAATGATGTTTTAAGGCGTATTCGTGAGGAATGGTGGGAAAGATATCGTCATCAAGTCAGATATAAAGACATAACTAAAGTTTCATCAGTAGAGATGGTAAATAGTAAATTAACACCTGCACAATTTGAGTTAGCAGTAGTTTATATAGCACTTTGGAAATATGTTTATCCACAATTAACAAAATGGCGAGACCCAGACACTGGCGAGGGTAAAGACACATTTCAAGTTCAGATAGACTTTTACCGAGATAGATATGAAGAAGAATTTCAAGCTATTTTAAGAGATGGCGTTGAGTATGATGAAGATGGTGGAGGTACAGTTTCTGATTCTGAGAAAGAACCAATTCATCATTTACGATTAGTGAGATAATGGAAATATCTGCAAAAGTAAATACGATTGAAGTAATCAAAGAATTTAAGAGGATTACTAAAAAACAAAAAGCTATTATAGATAAAAGTCTAAAAAGAGTGTCTAATATGGCTATTCTTATGATTACAAAGCGTACACAAGCAGGTAAACTTCCAGATGGTGGTAAAATGCGTTCTTACGCAAGAAGCACTGTTAAAAGCCGAAAAAAAAGGGGTAGACAAACTGGTTTTGTAGACCTTACTGATACTGGAAAGATGTTTAGAAGTTTAGACTTTAGAACTGGTGGTTTTAGAAGCACTTTATTTTTTGCCAATAAAGAAAGAGAAAAGATTGCTAGTTACCACGATAGTTTAGGTGTAGGTAGAAGAAAAATTACACGACCATTCTTTTCAATAGGCGATAGAGAAGAAGACAAAATAAAAGCAGAATTTCATAGATTTTATTTCAAAGAGTTAAGGCTATGAGCAAAAGAGAAAACATAGCAAGTGATATAATTACTAAACTTGATGCTGTTACAAGCCCTATTGAGTTCAAAAAAATTACAAGAGAACCATTTGAAGTAGAGGAACTTTCAGATGCACAATTTCCTGCTATGTTTATCCAATCTGGTGATGAAACAAGAGAAGTTTTAAGCATTGGCGATACTGGTTCTGGAACATATTCTGGAACTATAGATTTTCTTATTGTTGCTTTTGGCAAAGGTACATCTTCTAATATTGATACAGTTAGAAATCAAATTGTTGAAGTTATTGAAGAAACACTTGATAATGATATTACAAGAAATGGAAATGCTTTAGATACACAAATTGTTGACGTAAGCACTGACGAGGGTACTATCTTCCCTTATGGTGGCGTTAGAGTTACAGCAAGAGTGTTTTATGAATTTACAAGAGGGAGTGCATAATTATGGCTAAAGATATTAAAATGATAAAAGGTGATGATGAAATTACCATATCAGAAGATTTTTTGGAGCATTATAAAAAATTAGGCTACAAAACTACTGAAAAAAATGCTACAAAGAAAAAACAAGAAGTGATAAACCAAGACGAAGAAAAGGAGGTCTAAATGGCTACACATCATGGAAAAGAGGGCGTTGTTACTGTTGGTGGAACTGCAATCGGTAATGTTACTGGTTTTTCTATAGACACTACACATGACGTTGTTGAAGATACTTCATTAGAAGATTCAAGCAAAACTTTTAAAGCAGGTAGGGGAACATTTACAGCTTCTATTGATATGAACTATAATGAAGAAAATACACAACAAGAATCATTAACAAGTGGTTCAAGTTTATCTTTTGTGTTCTTACCAGAGGGCAACACTTCTGGGGATCAGAGTTTTAGTGGTACTGGCATAGTTACAAGCACATCAATTACAGTTGCTTTAGATGGCATGACTACAAGAACTGTTGCATTACAAGGTAATGGAGCATTGACAATCGGAACTGTCTAATGTCTGAAAAAATAGATTATTTTGATGGCATAAGGGAACATTTTAATACCCTTGAAACAAAGGTTATTGAAGTGCCAGAGTGGGGTTTAGTTGGAGAAAAGGCTATTCATTCCAAACCTTTTAATATGCTTGAAAAACAGAGAATATTTAAAGGTGCAACAAATACTGATCTGATGGTTTTAATAGATGTTATTATTACCAAAGCATTAACCAAAGATGGTGAAAAAATGTTTGATGACACTCAGAAAATGGCTTTTAGAACAAAAGCTGATACTGATGTAATTTCAGATGTTGCTACTAAAATAATGGGAACTGATACAAATAGTTTTGATGACAATAAAAAAAACTAAAAAACAACCCAGAGTTGCATAATATCTTTAGTTTAGCTGAAAAACTTCATAAATCAGTTTCAGAAATCTTGGAAATGACAGTTGATGAGTTTAATATGTGGATTGCCTATTTTAGTTTACAAAGTGATGAACAAGATAGGCAAATGAGAATAGCAAGGGCAAGGCGTGGCAACTAAAAACGTAAATATTGATATTATAGCCAAAGATAAAACCCATAAGGCTATGCAATCAGCCACAAGAGGGGTAAACAATCTTAAAAATAATGTAGCAAGTTCAGTACAATCACAACAAAGGTCATTTATGGCTTTAGGTGGTACTGTTAAACTTGTTTTAGGTAGCATTGTTCTAGCACAAACTATTAGATTTGGAAAACAGATGGTTGATATGGCTAGTTCTGTTCAAGAAATGCAATCAAAATCATCTGTTGTTTTTGGTCAATTTGTTTCAGATGTAAGAAAACAACTGAAAGATTTTGGAAATCAAGTTGGTAGAAGCACTTTTGAACTTGAGCAAATGGCTTCATCTATTCAAGACACATTCGTTCCTATGGGATTTGCTAGAGGTGAAGCGTCAAAACTATCAGTTCAACTTACAAAATTAGCTGTTGATGTAGCGTCATTTAATAATGCAAGTGATGTAGAAACTATGATGGCTTTTCAAAGTGCATTAGTTGGAAATCACGAAACAGTTAGAAGATTTGGTGTTGTAATTACTGAAGCCACATTGAAGCAAGAACTTCTAAGAATGGGTATTACAAAATCTGCAACTGAGGTTACAAACGCTGAAAAGGTACAAGCAAGATTAAATTTAATTATTGCAGGTACAAGTGATGCTCATAATGATGCCACAAAAACATCTGGCAGTTTTGCTAACACAACAAAGGCTCTAGGTTCTGCACTAAACGAATTAAGTGTTGATGTTATAACTCCAATGCTTCCAAGACTAACTAAAATGGTTGAGGGTTTTATAGATGCTACCGATAGTGCTAGAGGATTTTTTCACGCTATAGGAATGTTAAAAAGGGATTTATCAACAGTAGCACTAAGAGAGGAAAGAGTTGCTGAGATTGAAACTAAATTATCAGAGATAAGAAGTAGTTTAATGACAAAAATATTTGGATTAAACAAACTTGAAAGAGATCACATAAGAAATTTAGAAATGGAACTTGGTCATTTACTAAAAATGCCAGAACTATTAGCTTTGGAATCTGATGCTATGATTATAGCTACAAAAACACAAGAAAAGAAGAATGAAGCAGATAGGGAAGCTATTAGATTAGCAGAAGAAAAAGCTAAATTGCCAAAAGCATTGCCAACAGCTAGACCATTTATTGCAGATGAAGATTTTTTACCAGTAGGTATGGCAAATTTCAGAACTGCACCAAGAGGAATAACAACTGAAGATACTGGAACAGAATTGTTTAGTGGAAAGCCTAGAGAAATAGTAGCCTTAGAACAAATGGCTGATATTGAAGTTGCTATAGCAAAGAGTACAGCAGATAAAAAATTATCAATATTAGATAGTTTTAATAAAGGATTTATGAGTTCTTTAGATGAACAAAAAAGTGCCTTTGCACAAATAGAAGATATTGGAGCAAAAAGTTTTGGTAAATTAAAAACCACACTTACAGACTTTGTAATGACTGGTAAACTGAACATTGGAGATTTAGGAAAATTTGTCGTTAGAAGTTTTGTAGAAATGTTAGTAGGCGAAGCAGTAAAAATGGCTTTTGCTAAATCATCAGCTATGTTTAAAGCAGATGCAATAGCCAAAGGTACAGCAAGTGTTTTTCAAGGTGCATTAAAAACTTTTGCAGAAATACCATTTCCACTAAATTTAGTTGCAGTAGGTGGTGCAATAGCATTTGGTACATCATTACTGAATAAAATAAAAGGTTTCGAAAAGGGTGGTAGACCACCAGTTGGACAACCAAGTATTGTTGGTGAAAAGGGTGCTGAGTTATTTGTTCCAGACCAAGCAGGAACCATAGTCCCAAATGATAAACTAGGCATGGGGCAACCAGTAACAGTTAATTTTAATATTAATACAGTTGATGCCAGAGGGTTCAATGAGTTATTAGTCAATAGCAGAGGAGTTATTGTGAATATGATAAATCAAGCTGTAAACGAAAAGGGTAGAATGGCAATAGTATGAGTGGTGCTTTACCAAATGTTAGATTTACTGCTTTAAATTTTAAGAATAATCAAAAGACATTATTCTCTGAAACCGATAGTGGAAAGACTTTTAGAAGACAAATACAAGGTCAAAGGTTTAGTTTTACAGTTTCATATCCTCCTATGAAACGCTCAGAGTTTGCCCCTATTATGGCATTTATAATGAAACAAAGGTCTAGGAAAGAAAACTTTACGATTACCTTACCAAGTTACATGAATGCTCAAGGTAATGAAACTGGAACTTTATTAGTCAATGGGGGACACTCTGCAAGCGATACTACAATAGCTATTGATGGTTTTGCTAGTGATGGAGCAGGTAGATTAAAAGCAGGGGATTTAATTAAGTTTGCACATAGTAAAGTTTACATGGTTGTAGAAGATGTAACATCATCAAGTAATTCAGCAACAGTAACGATAGAACCACCATTGAGGGAAGCTTTAGCCAATAATAGTTCAGTAACTTATGATAGTGTGCCATTTACAGTACATTTAACAAGTGATGTTCAAGAGTTTAACTCAAGCAATAGTCATAAAGATGGAGAATTATTATACAACTACCAGTTTGATGTTATAGAAAGTTTGTAAATGGCTAGGGGTTTAACAAGTGCAGTTAAAACCGAACTAGCTACTGGAAATATTGCACCAGTTCTTTTAATAGAGTTTGGTTTTTCAACACCAGTTTATTTAACTAATGCAAGTTTTGACATTACATCTAGTGTATCTGGTTCATCAAGAACTTATCTTTCTAATGGACATTTAAGAGGGGTAACTGGGGTTAGTGAGACCAATAAACCTACAAAAAACTCTTTAACTATTAGTTTATCAGCAGTTGATACAACTTATGTTGGCATAGCTTTAAACGAAAATATTATTAATGATAATGTTTATATTTACAGAGGTTTTTTAGATTCAAATTTAGCTTTGATATCAGACCCATTTTTATTGTTTTATGGTACAATAGATGAATATAAAATTGCTGATAATACTGACATAGCTAGTTTGATTTTAACAGTTACTTCACATTGGGGTAATTTTAGTAAAACAAGTGGGCGTGTTACTACGGATAATTCTCAACAAAGATTTTTTTCTGGCGATAAAGGTATGGAGTTTTCTGCATTAACTGTCAAAGATATTAGATGGGGTAGATTGTAATGCCATTTAAAGCGATAGGAAAATTTTTATCTGATGTTTTTGACGCAGTAGTTGATGTTGTTGTTGATGTTGTTGATGAGGTTGTAGGGTGGCTTACTCCAGAAGTTGACATTCCAGATTTCGGACAAATACAAGCTGATCAAAATGCCAAAGGTGTTTTAGTCAATAAATTTAGTGCTAATAGTTTTATACCAGTTGTTTACGGAACAAGAAAAGTTGGGGGTAATGTCGTTTTTTTAGAAACTTCTGGTACTGATAATCAATATCTTTATATGGCATTGGTTCTAAGTGAGGGCGAAATAAATGATATTACTTCAATATTTGTTAATGATAATCAAGTTACATTTACTGGTGACTTAGCAGATAACACGCAAGTTACTGTAGCAAGTAGTGATGCAAATTTTTATGATGGTTCAAGTTTAATAACAGTAGAACCACATTTTGGAAGTGATACACAAACTGCGTCTAGTTTGTTATCAACACTAAGTTCATGGACAAGTAATCATAGATTAAGAGGGTTGGCTTATTTAGCTATAAGGTTTGAATGGAACAGAGATAAATTTGGCTCATTACCAAGTGTGCAAGCTGTTGTTCAAGGCAAGAAAGTTTATAATCCAAACTTAGATAGTACAGTTACTGGGGGTAGTGGTTCACATAGAGCAGATACAAGTTCTACCTGGGCTTATTCAGACAATCCAATTTATCAATTATTAGATTACTTACGAAATGAAAGATTTGGTATGGGTATACCTAACAGCTATTTCGATAGTAATTTTGCAGATTGGCAGGTTGCAGGTGATGTATGTGATGCCGATATCACGCCTTTTTCTGGAGCAAGTGCGATTGATTTGATGGATAGTCATACAGTTGTCGATACCTCAAAAAAAGCCATAGACAATGTTAAAGACTTTGTAAGGGGTGCTAGAGCCTATCTAAATTTTACTGGGGGTAAATATAATATTTTAGTTGAAACTAGTGGTAGTGCTTCAATTACGCTTACAGAGGACAATATTATTGGTGGCATTACTGTTCAGAGTAAAAATAAAAACTCAAGATACAACAGAGTAATTGTTAGTTTTATAAACCCAAGTAAAGAATATCAATCAGATACAGCACAATTTCCACCAGTAGACGAATCTGGTTTAGCTAGTGCAGACCAACACGCAACAATGAAAACTGCTGATGGTGGTTTACTTTTAGAGGGTAGGTTTGATTTTTCTATGTTTACAAGCCCATATCAAGCCCAAGAGATGGCAGAAATCATTTTAAGGCGTTCTAGGTCAAGTTTAGATTTATCCCTTAGAGCAGACGCTACAGCCCTTGATTTGGCTATTGGTGATATTGTCAATATTACACATTCAACACCAAGTTTTTCTGCAAAACCTTTTAGAGTGCAAGGTATGACAATAAATGCAGATCATACTGTAAGTTTGCAATGTTCTGAACATCAAGATAGTTATTATACATTTGGCACTCAACAAGAGGTTGCAACAATACCAGATACAACTTTGCCGAATCCATTAACAGTTCAACCACCTGCAAGCGTTACTTTATCAGACCAATTAATAGAATATAATGATGGAACTGTTATTGTGGCTTTAGATATTACAATCGGAGCAAGCCCAGATAACTTTGTAGATTTTTACCAAGTCGAATATAAATTAAATTCCGATAGTAATTTTATTATTTATGCTCAAGGTTCTGGTTTAAATCATAGAGTTTTAAATGTTATTGATCAACAAACGTATGATGTAAGGGTAAAAGCAGTTAATAGTTTAGGTGTGTCTTCAACCTATGTGTCAGCACAAAGACAAATAGTTGGAGCAATAGCACCACCCTCAGACGTTACAGACTTTTCGGCTAATGTAAGTGGACAAGAAGCACATTTATCATGGGAAGCTGTAACAGACTTGGATTTGGCTTTTTACAATTTAAGATTTTCAGAAGAAACAGACGGAACAGCAGATTGGCTCAATTCAGTTGCTTTGGTTGAAAAAATATCAAGACCTGCAACATCAATATCAGTTCCTGCAAGAAAAGGCACATACTTAATAAAAGCAGTTGATAAGTTAGGAAATTTTAGTTCAAATGCAACTGCCATCATATCTAATGTATCAAGCCCAATAAATTTTAATGCAGTAACAACACAATCAGAACACCCTAATTTTACTGGCACAAAAACAAATGTCGTTGTTTTGGATAATGCTATAGAGTTAGATAGTTCTGAATTATTTGATAGTGCAAGTGGCAACTTTGATGACGATACTACAAGGCTTTTCGATAGTGGTGTTGCCAATGCTGATTTTGTATCAAGTGGTAATTATGAATTTGCAAATGTAATTGATATTGGAGCAAAACATACAGCAAGAATAACTGCTTCATTGACACAAACTGCTGACAATCCAGATGATTTATTTGATGCAAGAAGTGGAAACTTTGATGATGCCAGTTCAAACTTTGATGGCGATACACCTGCAAACTGTAATGCACATTTAGAAATTGCAACAAGTGATGATAACAGCACATTTACAGATTTTAGAGGTTTTGTTATTGGAGAATATGAAGCTAGATATTTTAAATTTAGAGTTGTATTAATATCAAGAGATAATGCAAGTACACCAGTTGTTTCTCAAGTTACAGTTACGATTGATATGCAAGATAGGATATTTAGTGGTAATGATATTGTGTCTGGAACTGGAACAAAATCAATTAGTTTTACAAACCCATTCAAGACAACTGGATATGCAGTAGGTGTTACTGGTCAAGGCATGGCAACTGGTGATTACTTTACAGTTACTAATAAAAGTGTATCTGGATTTGATGTAGCATTTTTTAATAGTTCCAATACTGGAATATCTAAAACTTTTGATTTTATTGCAAAAGGCTTTTAAAAGGAGTATAAATAATTATGTCACAAGCAACTGATTTTACAATAGCAAACCAATCATTTCCCTCATTTAGAAGTGATCTTAATACAGTTTTGGGTGCGATTAATACATCAAACTCTGGGAGTTCAAGACCATCAAGTGCAGTTAGTGGTACATTTTGGCTTGATACTACAACATCAACAGCACCCATATTAAAATTTTTTGATGGCTCAGATGATATAACATTTGCAACTTTTAACACTACGTCAAATACAGTTAATGTATCTGATTCTGCTACAGATGTTGTCGGAGATACTAGCCCACAATTAGGGGGTAATCTTGATGTAAATGGTAACAGCATTGTCAGCACAAGTAATGGGGATATTAACATTACACCTAATGGAACTGGTAGAGTTGTATTAGGAACTGCTTGTTTACCAAAAACAGATGCTTCCTCTGGATTGACATTAAACTTTGATACAACACAAAATTTTTTCATTACATTGTCAAGTGGTGCAAACACTTTAGCACAACCAAGTACAGAAGCTTCAAATATAGGTCAAACTGGTGTAATAATATTTATCCAGCCAAGTTCTGGTACAGCAGGAACAGTAAGTCCTCATACTGATTATCAAACTGTTGGTGGTGGTGGTTTAACTTTATCAAGTGCAAATAGTGCTTATGATGTAGTTCCTTATATAATCAAAGCAGACAATTCAATTTTACTTGGTACACCTCAGTTGGCTTTCAGCTAATGGTAGCAAATGAAAAATGGTTTGGTGCTAGTCCTAGTTTTTATCCAGAAACTATAGACCAATCTTTACGTTTTGATGGCTCATCTTCATATTTAACTAAAACACCATCATCAGATTCAAACAGAAGAAAATGGACATTTAGTGCATGGATTAAATTTTCACAAACTGATGACCTGCCATCAATTTTTGGTAAAACAAGAACTGGAAATAATAGAGAGGGGTTTGCTATTGGTTCATCTCAAAAACTTCAATATCAGCTAAGAGTAGGCTCTACAACAAAAGCATTAGTTGAAAGTGAGATGGTGCTACGAGATGTCTCAAATTTTTATCATATAATGATGATTTGGGATAGCGACAATGGGACAGCAACAAACAGAGTTATCTTTTATGTAAATGGTCAAAATGCAGGTCTTGAAATATCCACTACACCAGTAATAAATACAGATTCTTATATAAACTCAACAAATCAAAATTATATTGGTTGGACAACTGGTGGTTCAAATTACTTACATGGATACATGGCTGAAATAAATTTTGTTGATGGTCATGCACTTGCTCCAGAAGCATTTGGGCAGACAAAAAATGGTGTATGGATTCCTAATAAATATGAAAATAAAATATCTGAAATAAGCAGAACTGATGGTACTGCAATTGGAGATTTAACTGGTCAAAGTGGTTTAAGTGCATCTTTTGATGGAACATTATTTAAAGCTTATGCAAGTTCTTCAGCAACAACTGGTTCACAAACAACTGGTTATATTGGTAAAGATTGGGGTTCTGGCACAACACATACTGTTACAGGTTTTGCAATAAGTTCAACTACAAATTTTGGTTTTGTAGGTTCTGGTGCTACTACATTTACAGTTAAATTATATGGTTCAAATTCTACACCAAGTAATTCAACTGATGGTACTTTATTATTTACATCATCAAGTGTTACTGATGCAAGTAATAGAGGTACTTTAAAATATTTTAGTGATACCACAATTTCTTCTGAAGAAACAATATCTAGTTTTAACACATCTACTGCTTTTAGATATCATTGGATTGTTATTACACCAAATACTTCAGAATCAATATTTGTATCACAAGTTCAATTTTATGAGGTTGGTACAAGTAATTATTATGGAACAAATGGTTTCAGATTAACTTTTCAAGATAGCAGTAACATTGGTTATGACTATCAAACTGCTGATAGAAGTACAACAAATGATTATTCAACTAATGGATTAGCTTCTACAGATATCGTACTAGATAGTCCTACAAATAACTTCTCTACTTGGAATGCTTTGTTTACTGGTGGAGAAAGATCATCAAGTATTTATGCAACTTCTACTTTAAGTGAGGGAAACTTAAAAGTATCTGTTCCAACCAATAGTTATATGGGAAATACATTTAGACCTACAAGTGGTAAATGGTATATGGAAATGCGTGTAACAACTGTTGGCAGTTCAAATTTAGAAATTGATTGGGGTTGGATTCAAGCAAATGTATATTCTGGTAATACTGCTCATGCAGGACAAGCTAATAAATGGGGTGTTTTTGCTTTTCAAACTCACATAAGGTTATATGATGAAACTTCTCAATTAGGTTCAAATATAAGTGTAACAGTATCAGCAGGAGATATTTTGCAACTTGCTTGGGATATTGACAACAATAAAGGTTGGGTAGGAATAAATAATACTTGGTATCGCACAGATGCAAGTGATGGTAATCCATCAGCAGGAACAAATGAAGCATTTACTTTTACAGATGATGAAGCACAAAATTTACAATGTTATATTGCTAATGGAACAAGTACAGATGTTCATGTAGCAAACTTTGGACAAGATGGAAGTTTTGCAGGTGGTTTAACTGGTGGAGATATTGGAAATAACACAGATGCAAATGGTATAGGTGCTTTTAAATATGCCCCACCTACTGGTTTTTTAGCATTATGCTCATCTAACCTACCAGACACTACAATAAGTCCAAATCAAGATGAACAAGCAGATGATTATTTTGATATTGCTTTATATCAATCAACTGGTGGTTCAAGTGATTCATCTGGTAATGCACCAACCTTAAATGTTACATCTTTAAATTTTCAACCAGATTGGGTAGTTATTATGCCTAGAAGTAATTCTGATTGGGGCATGACATTTGACTCAAATAGAGGTGTTGGAAAAACATTACAAGCATTTCGTAATTATGTTGAGGGAGATTATGCTAACACGTTAACTGCTTTTACAAGTAATGGATTTACATTAGGTGCTGATTCAACTGCACAAGTAAACTTTAGACAACATACATATGTTTCATGGAATTGGAAAGCAAATGGCACTACACCTACAAAGACTTACAAAGTTGTTGTAGTAAGCGATAGTGGCAATAAATTTAGATTTCGTAATTCTTCTGATTCAGCCACGTTTCCTCAAAGTGGAGTAACATTAGATTTACAAGAAAATGGAACATACACGTTTGATGTAAGTGATAGCAGTATGTCTGGTCATGCTTTAAAATTTAGCACAACATCAGATGGAATACATGGTGGTGGTTCAGAATATACTACTGGAGTAACTAGTTCTGGCACATCTGGTCAAAGTGGTGCATATGTTCAAATTACTGTCGCAAGTTCAGCACCAACCTTGTATTATTATTGTGGAATTTCTGGACATTCTGGCATGGGTGGTCAAATAAATACTAACTCAACACATGGCTCAACAAATTTTGATGGCACAATTCTAAGTGTAGAACAAGCGAACACCACCTCTGGGGTATCAATTCTAACCTATACTGGAACTGGAACTCAATCAGATACAGTTGGACATTCTTTGGGGGCAAAACCAAAGGCAGTATTCGTTAAGTCATTAAGCGAAGCACAAAATTGGCACGTTTATCATGAGGGAGTACATGGATCAACACCTTGGAATTACTATCTACCTTTAAATTCTAATAATGATAGAAGTTCATCAAGTTCTAATTATTGGGGAGGTAATTCACCAACAACAACAGTAATGGGTGTTGGCAACGATAATTCAAGCAATAAATCTGGCACAACTTATGTCATGTATTTGTTTGCTGAAGTTGAGGGATTTTCAAGATTTTCAGATTATTTATCAATATTTAATGCT